ACCCAAGCATCAGCAAGGCTCAAAACACCTTGATTCATTAAGTTGCGCATGATACGCGACTCATTTTCAACGCCAAACTTGGTAATAAAAGCAATCCCAAGGTCAGATTTTTCCCTTGCCGTAAGCTCTGGATCTTTAAACTGAGACCGGAACGCCTGTATTTCAGCATCTGCTGCAATCCTTATATCAACATCAGCTATACCCATCTGCCTCTGCAAAGATATGAGTTGGTCAATGCTAGCAGCATCCTGACCCTTAACTTGCAAATCATCCTGAATAAACTTTACAGGGTCATTTGAAAGGCTGCTTGCACGCGCTGCTAACATTTCTTCAAAACGGTCACTTTTTATTTGCGCTATTCTTGCGCTTTCTGATGTTGTTGCCTCTGCCTTTTCTGTTTGCAATGCAACACGCGCTGCTGCTATTTCAGATGGCGTGCCAAACTTTACACTAGAAAACAAAACGCCAGCATTACGCACGCCAGTCATGGCTTCGTCAAAAGACTGTTTTGGAACATCGTTGTCAGGAGACAGTTGAGACAATCTGGACGAAACACTATCAATCAAAGACTGCGCGTTTGGCGGGGTTTGCCCCTCATTAGCAACAATAATTGTTTCAATAGCTTTGGTGTCTGCTTGAATTGATGCGCTTAGCTCCTGATCCAAAACAGCTAGGCGTTGTTCTGCATTGCTTATTAGCGGCTCTGCTACATTACGCCCATAACCCGAAAACCGACCAGTAAGCGTTTCCGCTTCGTCTATGAAAGCATTTAATTCATTGCGGTCCATGCCAGCGATTGTAGGGTAAAGCGTATCTATCAACTTTTTGTTTGCATCGGCTTGTGATGTCTTAAATCCCTGCTCAAACTGATTTGCCAATGCAGTGCGAAACTTTGCGCCTGTGCCACGCAGATCAATGCTAATAGTTTCATCCTCTCTTTCGATTGTAACAAAACCAGCGTCAACATCCCTCATCTGCGCTAAAGCCTGCGCCTCTTCATCTCCCGTAAGATTTGCCCCAAGAAGCACATCTCTAACCTCATCTTCCTTGCCCTCTTCAAGTTCTCTTATTTTTGTGTCAATAGAACTAAGTATTCCCTGCTTTATTGACTCAGAAGCAAACTCTGAGCTTGCAGCAACTGTTGATTTTAAAACCTCTGCGTTTGCAAAATTTTGTAACGCATCCACTTTTCCAGAAAAAAATCTTGTCTGCGCCTCTGCTAAAAATGTTTTTCTACCATAATTTAAACTTAGTTGATTTTGTCGGCCATCATCTATAACAGCCAAATTAGTTGCAACGATTGCATTAAAATCTGAACTATTATCTGTTTTGCTTATTTCAGCTAAAGCATTTTCAAGCGTTGCGTTTGATGCCGCAGATTTTTCACTTTGGCTATACTGAAAAGACACTTTCTTTGCGTCTGCAACCTTGAATTTCATAGTTTGTAAAACTGAACCAGTGATTGCTTCAGTTTGACTAGGCGTTAAATTTAATCCCTTGATTTCATTTAAAATGGGTGTTTGAACTGTGTTTGTCAGACCAGTTACCATTTTTTCCATATTTGGTTCTTTGGTTTCTAAAGTGTAAGTATCTGCTTGCGTATATGCTTGAGCAGCAAATTTTTGTGACAAAGTTTTTGTTTCTTCATCTTTTTGCGCTTTCTGAAACTTAAACTCTAGGTCTTTGCTGGCGTTATCAAACTCCATCATATTTTTGGCAAACTGCCTGCCAGTCTGCCCTATAGCTTGCCCAGCCCTAGCCATCGCCTGTCCTGGTGCTGCAAAGGCTTCTGTTGGCGCACTTGGCCCCAAAGACCCTGTAGCAAGGTCTACTTGTGAACCCATACCTCTTGCATACAAAGGAATCTTTGGCATCTCTATCTATCCAACTCTTGTTGTCTGTATCTGTCTTGAAGATCAAAAAAGTCTTGTTGCTGCCTTATGCTTGCCGCCTGCCCCGCGCCGTCCAGAAGGGTTGTGTAAGCTGCTGTACGGAACGCTGATGCCCTTGCGTTTCCAGCCGCACGCGCCATAGCTGCTTGCGCTAACTGCCCTGCTGTTTCAACATCACTCGCGTACTGTATGCGTAAAGCATCACGTTCCATGGCAAAGTATGAGTCAGCCAAAGCTAAGTAGGGGCTTCCTGATACCTCAACGCCAGACGCTGCGGTGGCTACTACTTGCTGACCAGTGAGCCTCTCGTTTGTCCGTCTAAGGTTTGCTTCCTGATCTATTTTAGCCCTTTGCAGAACAACAGCTTCGTTTTCAGCAAGTTGCGCATTGTATTCGGCGGTTTGCCTCGCGGCTTTTGCAGACGCTTGGTTTCCTTTAAATCCAATTATAGTGCTTGCAGTTGTGGCTGCGGCGGCAATCACTGCTGGATTCATTACATCACCCTTGCGTAACGGTAATAATCTGTGCCATCCGGCCCATACTTCTTCATTACACCCTCATTTTGAAAGCCAAGCCACTCAGCAAAACGCTTCGCAGTTTTATCAGTTACAGCAATACTTGCCTGTATTCTTTGGTAATCAAACTCTTCTTGCAAATAATCAAACATATACGCGGTATGCCTTGCTACAGATGTGGGTTTTGTTACAGCGTCTTTGCCCAACAGCAGCCATGCCTCACCTACATGATCCCATATATTGTGTATGCCACCTATACCTATTACTTCATCTTGATCGAATAGTGAATATCCGTTCATATCTTTGTGTTCTACCAATGCCTTCCTGCCAGCATCTGAAAACTCAAACATCAGCTTCAGATGATCTATATGCTCTCTTGAAAACTTGCATACTCTAAGCATCAAAAGTGTTTGACCTCCGCATGATTGCAAGGATTGTCATAGGCAATGGCTGGTTCTGGCGCACAACTACATGCGCGTCATTGTCGTATCCAGATGGGAAAGATATTTCTTTATCGCCAGTAAACATAGGCACAGCCTCGTCCATTGCCATACTGCTATCTCTAAATGGTATTCTATCTAGGCTGGTAAGACTTGGCCCAATCTCTGCACCTACACTATTCAAAAAACGCGCTGTAACACCATGTATTCTTTTGATCTTGCCCTGTGATATGCCGTCCTCTGCTCCAGCTTCTAGGCGCAAAGTCTCAACAAATGACTGGTAACTATACCCAATCTGGGCCTTTGTTGTGCTAACATCCAGCGTTACCCTACCGCCAGACACCTGCTTTACAGCGTGCGCTGCGCCATCTGCGAGTATGGATACAACCTCCCCCTCTAGGTGGTTCAGACCTGATATGGTTGTTGTTGCTGATCCGCTGTATGTGAGGCCGTTGTCCACATAGAAGGCATCACTTACCGCTGTGCCAAAGTCAACTGACTTGAGATATACAATGTGGCGCACAGTGCTGGTATTGATGATACGCTTGACAGACAGATACACCTGATCTTCTGCACCGCTTGGTATTGCTGTTATGCTTTCTACTATCGGTGCTGCCTCATTTGTTGTTGTAAGCCTTGTGGTATCAGAGCTTACACATGACAGCAAACCACTAGGCGTTGGGTTGCTTTCCTGCACAGTAACAACTGCCGCACTTGGGTTTGCCACCACAAAATCATCATGCGCATTGATAGCGGTAAAGATATTGTCTGCTGTTACGTTATTTGACGTGTTCGGACGAAAGCCCAATGATGATGCTGGGTCTGAGCTACCAGCAGCCTCTGATGTAAATGTAACAGTCGTGCCATCACTCTTGGTAAATGTAAGTGTTGTGCCAACAGCTATGTTTGCATAGTCACTTACAGTTATTGTGCAGTTTGCACTTACACCGCCCAAAACATGCTGATGCCATCCCACTGCGCCGTTTGCCCTGTCGTATGTAAGGCCAACAAGTGTGCCATCAGTATGCACAAACCACAGGATAAGTTCTGGCTCTTGCTGCCAAACCATATCTGTAAGACCACCACGCGCTACATGATCTGCTAAAACAGTCAGGTCAATCCCCAACAAACCGTCTGTATCAAGATCAAACGTAATCTCTTTGACTTTTTCAGAACCCTTTTGCACAAGGATGGTGCTGTTCCCTGCACGCAATGGACGCACATCAGAGCTGCCAAAGGTTGTCTCTCTTAGCACGTTTACGTTGGTGGGCGTTACAGGCTCACTGCCGGCACCGCCAGACAAGGTAAACTCAGAGCTTGTAGTCAATATCTGCAAGAAACGTGCAGGCAACAAATGCTTGATGACATTCACCTGATCTGACGCAATCGTTACATTGATGGCTGCGTCATCTGTAGTGCCAGGAGTATGGTTCTCAAAATCTGCGCTTACAGAGCCAAAGATGGTCTGTGGCTGGGCTGTGGTACCTGCGTAGTACAAACGCTGCTCATAGAAGGCCACAGCGCGAGGAAAGCCGTTTCTAATGCTGAACGCACCCCTTGACCATCTAGTCGTGCCATCTGTTGCGTTTTTAGGCAGCACAAGGTTGTCTATAACACTGTTTGTGCCGCTGTTCTGTACTACTGCCGTTGCTGTTGTTGCGTTAGTCACAGCGGTAATTTTCACAAAGCCAGTGCCATTGTGCTGAAACTGCCATGTGTGATTACCGTAAACCTCTGAACCAGACAGATGCACGGGGGCTTGTGCGCCAGTTGACTCGCTAGATCCTGCGTCTGTTTTCTTATAAACATTGCCGTTGTGATGCACGATGTCGTTTTGTGAGTATGTGTCACCAGTTGCCCACGCTGGGTGAGACACCTCAATAACATCACGGAACCGAAATATAGAACCAACATCCTTTGATGCGTCAAACAAATCGGCAGATGCGGTAAGCGTTACTGTGCCAGTGTTTGCGTCTGAGGTTATGGTTGTCGTCGTAGAGTTTTCATCCTCATACGGGCCATCAATGAAATCAATATCAGATAACGTAAAGCTGGTTGCCGTAGTTCTGGTTAGCTTTGCTGGCTCATGATCCTTGTGCGCAAGAAACAAAACGTCAGCAGACTGCACATGATTTAACTCAAACACCTGCGCTTCTGTGTAAGTAGTTGTAACTTCTACTATTTTTCCAACTGTGCCAGCGGAACTGTAAGCTGTAAACGCACTGCTGTTGATGCCAGAAAGCTCAAAGGTATTTGTTGTTGCGCCAGCTACGGTAAACTCTGTGTTGTTGATCTCTGTCATCCCAACAACGCCAGTGATAAACACCTTGTCACCGTTGGAAAAGCCGTGAGAGCTTGACGTTACGACTGCTGGGTTTGCCTGCGTAACAGCCGTGATGTTTTTGGCAGTTTCAGTAAGTATGCCCTCGTCTTTGAAAAAGCGTATGTAGTTTTCACCAAACTCCAGCACATATGCTTGCTCATCACTAAACTCAAAGTTTACAAGGCGCACTTTGCCGCCAGCCTTTGACGCACCAGCAAAATAAGAACCAGGGCGGCGTGTGATGCCACCCTGTGGAAAACTTATCATGTTGGTAAGTTCTTTTGCCGCCTCGTTGTACTTTTGAAGATCAATACGGCCTTCAAGCCTTGGCGAAAACTCTCCAGCGCGAAAGTTTGTTATAATCGTTGATACACGCGCCATATTAGAACCTTATATTTATAAACTCATCTGCCCGTATTTGGTCTGGGAATCCTTCCATAGCATCCATGCTACGCGCTTCTTTGAGCCGTTCGTCATACAGTGCAACCATACCTTGCGCCACGCTGTTACTGCCTGTGATTGCATAGGCTGTTTCAGAGGCCAGACGATGCGCTATTGTAGATGAAAGCAGACTGTCAAACTGTTCTGGGTCAGTGACCCTAGATATATAGATAATCTTGCATGTGCTTTCATTGCTTAGAACCCTGCGCCCCTCAATCTTAAACATAATGTTGCTATCATATGCAGATAGCTCATTGTCTACGTTTGTATTCCAAAACGACAACACGCGCAGACAGAACGGATCTGAAGGTAAGTTATATTGAAAGTTGAAGCCAAAAGCTGGTGCATCACTGTTTTGTGCAAGCGTTGCTCTTGTGATCGCGCAGTTCCAAGGATGCGCACGCAACACTGAGTCTCTTACAGTTTCAAACCTGCGATTGCACAATCTTGCTTCTTTAGAGTTTTCTGTGAGGGCAGTGATAGTGGCGGCACCCAACAAATCCATTGCCTCGTTACAAATATCCACAACCGATGGCATGTTACCCTCCAGAGAAGAAGGGGCGTTGCCGCCCCCTCTGTTGTTTAGTTGACAACGTACTCAATCACGAATGAAAGATCACCTGCCGTATCACCTGCCGCATCGAACAAAAGGCCGATGAAAAGGTAGCCACCTGGATCTGATGACTGCCCTGCATCTTCCCATATTCGTTGACCAAGCAGGTTGATGTTACGCGCCTCAAACGTGACATCAGTACCAACACCACCTACGGCACCGCGTAGGTCAGTGATTGCAGATGCGTAAGCATCATCATCAAGCGCGGTGAATGTACCGTCACTCTCTGAATAAATGCCAACATCGCAAGTGTTGGTTGTGCCAGAGTCGAGGTCATCATTGAAAAGTTTGATGCTCACGATCCCTGCGTTTGAAGGAATAGGCGCAAGCATCACTGTGTCTGTTGCTGAAAGATCTCCAGCAGCCAGTGCGATTGTACCCATTGCAACCCGCTTAGTGCCATGCAGAGTCCTAGATGGTGATGCCACCTGGGGCAGTGCCAGCAAGTTGGATACGAGAGTCGTATTTACATTAGCCATTTTCTACTCCTCTCTTAGTCTGGGGTTTCATCACAGAAGATTTGAACAACCTTTGACTCTTCCATGCGCACCGCTCCGATGCTCATGCAATAGTAAACTTGGGTTGCATATCCCTTGTCAGCACGCTCATCAATGCGTGCAGCGATGTCTTTGCCGACACCAAGGGTCAAACCATCCTCAGCCCATGCGAAGCATGTTCTGATGTCGTTGCTATCTACAGACAACCTGTTGGTCATGATGAACTGGAAACCCATGAAGGTATCCACATCACCCTGTACCAGAGCTTTGACTGTGTTGAAATCCGAGCTAGTAACCTGTGTTGTGCCAAGCAAATCTTCAATCTGCTTTGGCCCTACAGCAATGTAGCGTGGGATTGATGGGTCAACATCATTGAGGTCCATCTTACGCTTTGCTTCTGTGAGCTTGGCGATAGTCAGGCCATCGTTTGATGAGGATGAGCCAACAGAGTTTGCTGTTGCATCCAGTGTTGCACTGCCAGATCCAGTCTCACCAGTAGAGGCTGTGCCTGTGGCGGCAGTAATAATCACATCGTCCATCGCACGACCCATAGCAGCGGCTGCTGCCTGTGCATAAGATGATGTTGGATCAATAAGCATACGCACTTTGTCCTGATCGTCGATCAGATCTGCATACTCATAATCCGCTAGGGAAAGACGCCGCCTCGCATGAGGTGTGTCCATTTGTGGTGTATCGGCGTGACGGCTGCTACGCAAGGCAGCAGTTGCAACTCCGATTTGGTCTATGAAGGCATTTTTACCAACAACATTCTCAATTCGCACCGCATCACGCAGACGAGAACCCATCTGCTGTGATAGCATCTGCACGTTTGCAGAATACTGTTGCACAAATGCCGTAGTTACTTGAGTAGACATTAGCCTACCTCCTGTTCTACGTTGACATTTACACTAATCGCGGCGTGCTACCCTTTCGGACACTCCTAGCTTTTTTGCCAGCATCGGGCTTTCGTCTTTCCGAATTGTCAGCAGGACGGTCCTCACCGCTACCCTGCACGACCCACTTGTAATACTTTTCTGCAAGTTGGTCAGGTTCCATCATATCACGTTGTGTACCAAACTCAATGGCAATACGCAAACACTCTAACCGCAAGTCTATTTCCTCTTGTTCAGTCATGTATCATGCTCATCAGTTCTGATACACGCGCAATCGCTCGCTCACGCGCAACCACATTCTTTCTGTCTGTGTATTCTGGTGAACGCATGATTGCATCAACTTCTGCTTGTGCTTGCTGTCTTGTCATAACATTTGCCATAGCTGGCTCTGCAATAGAGTCCTCACTTGTCACTGTCTTTTTGAAATCGGCAATAGCAGCAAACACTTTGACAAACGCAGGATGATTGCCAACCTTTGTGCCATCAGCTAGGTCCATCCCAAGCACGCCATCACCATCGAACTCTTTGATAGCTGACTGTGCAGCCTGTAACTTGGTATCATATGCTTGACCCCACTCTTGACGTAGTGATGCCTCTGTCTGCTCTGCCTGTTCTTTCATGGCAACCTGCATACCTTCAGCAGAGTTTGATGCCTCCGACAGATAGTAATTTAAAATACCAGTTGCTTGGTCTGGCGTAAGACGCAGAGCGTGTGCAGCTTCCTTAAATCTTGTTGTGTCATCTTCTGTAAGAATGTTGCCATCAGCTTGTATGGCATATCCGTCTGGCTGTTCTGGCCTACCCAAACGTCCAAAGATATTGTCCAAGTCCTCATCTGTTGGATTTGCTGGTAGTGGCAGTTTATCTGTGCCTATCAAACGCTGTGCGTTAATGTATGAACGCGCTAGGTTTGGCACATCTTTGATTGGTGATAGGCTTGGGTGATCCCTCAGTTCTTCTGGAACCAAACTCAAGAAGTCGTTACCAGACCCGCCTTGTGCTACCTCTGCTGGTGTTTCCAGCGTTGGCAACTCAGGCTGGGCTACCTGTTCAGCTACTTGTTCTGACATTTATTCCTCTTTCATCATGTTGTGAATATAAAGGACAACAGCACGTTTGCCCTCTTCGTAGGATGTGGCGTTTGTATCTCCAGCCACAAAACTTGAGGCATTGTAATTACAACGCATCTCAAGATCATGTAAAAGTTTTTTGCCAGTCTCTGTGCTAAATGTATCAGAGTACATCTGGCGCAACTTCATCATCTCTTCGTTCATTTATTTACCATCCGTACAGCCTGTGCTGCTTGCGCTACATTAGATACATCCTCTGCGTCTTGCTGACGTTGCATCTGTTCTGCTTCCATAGCTGCACGTTGCTGTCTTGTTTGCTCAATCTGTGCCTGCGGGAACAGCACTTCTTTTGGCACGCCAAGTGTATCAACAACATGATTGACCAAACCATCTGGGTTGAGGTGGTCTCCAACAGGCAAGCTCTGTGAAAGCGGCAACAATATCTCCAAAGCCTTCATGGTGCTGTTGAGGCTGCTTGATTTTTGTGCGCGTGCTAGAGGCGATACATACTCAATATCAATATCTCTGCCCTGCAATGACTCTGGTGGTATCGCAAGCATCTCTTCACGCAGCATCAAGGCAAATGTTCTGTCAATCAAAGGACGCAGCATCTCATTCATCAGTCTGCCAAGCACAGGACCAATGACACGCATACGCTCCTCTTGCCTTTGCACAACTTCTGTTGCTGTCATGTTTGGTGTTGCTGCTGACAATATCTGGTCAACATAAAACGCAGAACGCACTGCGGCGCGTCTTTGCTCTTCCATCGACAAACCAATAGGTATGTTTGCGCCCGTGTTCAGTGGCGTAATGGTATCCCTTGTGCCACTTCTAAAGAAGTTCAAACCACCAGGTTGTGTGCGTACAGGCAGCATGAACCCATCATCTGGTACTAACAGGGGTGGATCAATCATCTTCTGTGCAGCCTGTATGATTGTCTTTGACATCAGGTTCAGCATCTTCACATCAGGCAACGCAATCATGGCTGGCGATCTTCCCATCACCTCGCCTGTAGCTTTCAAAAAACGTGGCACGATATACGGAAACTCCTCAAAGCCGCTGATGCTTACAGGCATCTTTGTCTGCATACAGATGTAAACAGAAGCAAATGGCATGTTGAGATTGTCTACCTTTTGCGGATCTCTTTCTGTGCGCGGCAGCACAGCGTGCAACATAGTGACATCTTCATCAGGATTTTTTTGAAACTTCTTGGCAATAAACTCGCCAACATTCTCCAAGCCAAACCTTTGCACTGCTTGCCGCGCTGGTATCTTGTACTCACGGAAAACAGTATCAACCAAACCAAACTGGTTCTCTGCAATGTAAAACTCTGATATGTGGCGTGTGCTAAATCGTAGCTCACTGCCATCCATCTCAACAAACATGCAGCCTGTGCCAAACACAACCAAGTCTACATATAACTCATGCACCTCAGTCTCAAAGTTTGATTGATTGAAAGCGCGTATCATGCGCTTGCTGCTATCTTCAAGCCATCGCTGCACATCATCGTTGCGCCCAATGTCGGGGTCTTTCATCGCAAGGTGAAACCAAGGCGTTGCACCACTCGTAAGCATACCATGAAGGGATGCAGACAAAAGGTCTACAGCTTGCAGTGCAGTGCCATCAAAGATAAGCTCCATGCGCTTTTCGCCGCGACTGCGTTTGCGCACAATGTCTGCCTTTCTTGGCAGCATGTAATCGGCAAGTTCTTGGTAATGTGTATCCCAGTTGCCTCTGCGCATTTCCATGTAGTCGTAGCGCGATACTATTTCTTTGATGGCATCCATGATTTTATCCTAACAAGGTTGGTGTTTGTCCTGTAGCTGTGTCACCAAGTGCGCCAGCAACAATAGTTGAACCCCTGCCCTTACGTCTGCGCACTCTTGCGCCCATAGCCTCCTCTGCTCTTGCAGATGCACGCGCCATATCTGTTTGATCTGGCATAGCTGGTGGCTCTGGTGGTGGCGGTGGCGCGGGTATTCTTGGTGTTAAAAATGACATATCTATCCTCCGTATGAACTAGATGCACCGCGTAGCAAAATACCTTCTTCACCAAGACCAGCCTGACCAAATCTTGCGCCCCTTGTTCTGCGCCTATCTCTGGTGAAAGCTGTTCTGCCTCTCGTGGCAAGAGGTACGTCATCTCTCTCTGGAGTTACCTCTGGTGTAACTTCTGGTGTAATATCTGGCCTTTGTGGTTGACCCTCTGCTGTTGCCGCTGCCGTAGGTGACGCAACGCTGAAGGTTCCTGACTCCCCCTTCGCACCAACAACTCTACCACTTGAGTCAGTAATTGGCTCACCACCTTCTATGATTTTATCAAGAATTGTTTTTGCTGATCTTTGACCTATAACATTTAAAACATTGAGTGCTGCGCTACCAACACCTGGCACTGACACCCTGCCTGCTGGTAACTGTCCAATGTTTGTGCGTGTTGCCAAATCCCCAAGTTGCTCTTTTGATATATCTGTTCTGCCAGCTAGTCTTGCCGATGCTACTTGCCCATAACCACTTGTGCCGATGGTTGCTAAAACATCTCCTGGGGAAAGACCACGTTCTGGGGCACGCCTCATACTTCTTTCTTCCGCAGTTAAGTTCATTCCCCCAACTGGATTTCTGCCACGTTGCTGCTGTTGTCTTACCATTGCCTGTGCGGCATCATCTCGAAAGCGTTGCCCTTGTGTGCGCCTTGGTGCGCCAGTAGCAGTTATAAGGTTTTCGCTAGGTTTTTTTCCACCTACGAATGTAGCACCACCGCTTGTGCCTGATCCTCCACTACCCATTATGGCTCTCCCTCAGTTTGTACCAACCTATCTTACCAGTTTCAGTGCGCAACCATAACGCTTTGTCATGACCGCTTTGCACCAGATGATCTCGTATGTGTCGCATCATACGCGCTATGCTACTCTTTCCTTGCAAACAAATAAAGTCTACTATCCAAACTGTATCTCCCCCGCCATCAAACCCATCCACAGGAAACTTATTTTCTAGCAAGTAATCTTGCACCTGCCACTCGTTTGGGAACGCCCAAGTTGCAAAGCCTTCATCCATCAGCACATACTGGTCTAGGCGCATCGGTTGCTCTACAAAGTTCTCAAACTCTTCTTCCCCCCACCACTGGTGGTACTCACTACCCTCTACTAACTCAAGTATATGTTCTCTTTCGTCCATCATAGCGTAAATGGATTGTACTCATTCATCGCCATTTTCTGCGGAGGGCGAAGCACAGCTTGTCTATTCTCCAACCCAACAGCCAGATACCTAAACGCATCCGCAGAGTGACTCGTGTAATCATGCCTTGGATGATCTCTGAAAACTTTTTTGCGTTCGTCCCACTCTTGCCTATACTGTCGTAACATCTCCAAGCCATCGTATGTTTTCTCCCTGTCAAAGAAACATTTGGGCAGCATCATGCGTGCAGCGTTAATACCATCTGCAATCTTCATCTTTGGAATAACACGAAAGCGTATGCCAAGACTGAACGCAGTCTCTAGCCTAGACTTGCCAGAACCAAGCTCTCTTACTTCAATGTCGTGCGGAGCAAGGTGATCGCCGTAGTGGTAATCTTTTTGGCGTAATATCTCAGCGTAGTGATCCAACCCGACACCGCTGTTTTCATAGTAGTCAATAACATTAATCGAACCGCCTCTAAATATCTGCGCAAACCAAATGGCTGTTGAGTCATTTATACCCAGATCCCATGCGGTATGCACAGGATAAGCAGGGTCATATGGAACCCTAGTAACCCTTCCGTTATCATCGGCATCAGAAAGCAGCTTTCCATAATAGGCACCTATGATAGCAGCAGTGAACGAACATTCATACTCTTGCTCGTATTGCTCTGGCGTCATCTGCGCCCTAGCCGCCTCTAGCTCTTCTTTCTTTACAAGCTCACTCTCAGATGCCTTGACTACCTTCCAGTACCATTGCTCAGAACCTTCTTGCTCCTCTGACTTGGCCTGCTCCAATAGATCAAAAAAATGATTATGTCCCGCTGGGGTGCCTAGAAATACAGCCGCACCTTCCCTATCAGACAGGGCAGGACGTACAACCTCCCCCCACACCCTGGGATTTTGCATGCCAAACTCATCGAATACACATAAATCAAGATAGATACCTCTCAGACTATCTGGGTTCTCAGCAGACAATAACATCAGCCTGCCACCATTCGGAAAGTCTACACGCAGTTCAGTCTCATTGAAACTAACAGCAGGTATTACAGAAGCATAATACTTTACATAATCCCAAGCTATGCGCTTGGCCTGCGTAAAGGTAGGTGCAACAAAAGCAACCCTTGGCCTTGGTAACTCACAAGTCAAAGCATGTCTGATAAGGTGATTGACTGCCCAGACTGTCTTACCAAAGCGTCTGTGCATCACCAGCACATTCCAACGCTTCACACTCTTGTGCATTTCTGCTTGTAGGGATCTAGGCTTGTAAGGGATCTTTACCTGCATCACCCTTCCCACATAATCTTTACACCGCCGTCAGTAACTTCTACACCAGCACGGTTCTTACTATCACCATACTGGTCTGGCATAACCTTGCCTGCCTTCCAACGTATATGTAAAGCATAATCCCTTAGAACATTAGGATCATAGTTCTTCTCACCACTCAACTGATGCTGATACATAGCCTCAACATCCTCTAGTGCCTTCTCAGCACTCTGCTGTTGAGCAGTTTTGATAGCATTACTGATCTCAGGATCACTGCCCATCCTTGTGTACAAAGCAGACCTTGACACACGATTACGCTCACATGCCTTCACAAGTGTATAACCCTGCATCACATCAGATGCTACCCTGTCAATCTTAGCTCTGGGTATCTTAGCCATGTTCTCTCCGTGTGTGGGAAAGTAGTAATTAACACACATACAACGCGCGTGCGCACACAGGGGCTGGTGCTTTTGTTCTATGCCCCCCGTGGGGTTACGTTGCAGCGCTGCGCATTGCTACATTGCCGCGTGAAAGTGTCCGTGCTGTGTGTGAATTAAAATGTACCAACCAACATTTTCCAACCACCAATCAACGCTGTCTCATTGCTTGGCTCACTGGTGCAATGTGCTGCATTGTTTGACGCAATTTAATAAATATCACATTCCCTGTTGACAGTATAGTAACCAATGGTTAATGGTTATATGTAGGTTATCAACACACGAAAGGATCAACACAATGTTTAAAGTTTCATACTCAATAGACACCATGGACCCCAACCCAACAGTCAAAACATTTGACACACTGGACGAAGCGCACGACTGGATCAATCAAGAGGTTGCCGCGCGTGTCGAGTTTGCAGTTTCACATTCACCCTACACAATGTCTGAATGTGACATTGAGGATTTAGAAGCCAATGAGTACGCGCTTGTGTCTATAACAGATGGCGTCGTGACTGAGTTTCTATGTAAGTAACAATATCAAGAAAGGATCAAACATGTTTATAGAAACACAATCATTCACTGCTGAATACTGGGCTGGGTGGCTTGTCATTACTGACAGGTCATCTAATGAGACCTATCCGGTACAACTACGCGATACCAAAACAGGACGCAACATAACTAGAAAGCAATTCAATAGCGCAATCAAGACGCATGGCACCGACAAAGCCTGTCAGACATTTTGCAAGCTGTACGCGCTACCATCAACACCCTGCTATTCATAAGAAAGGATCAAAGACAATGGACAATGGACTCAGTATAGACGCGCAAGAGCTATACCTGTTTGCTTTGAATGATGGCGACCTATACCGCCAGCAACGCGAACACATAGAGGCTTTATTGCAAAAGCGTTTCGACAAGGGTGACTATGACAGCGCGAAAGCTGTTAAGCTATGGACCTATTTTGCAATCAATGCCGCCAAGAAATACCACAAGGAATTTTGCGGTAATGGCAAGTGGCACAAGTTGTTTGGTGTTCCAATTCGTTTAGAGGTTGCGACCCTTTGCGAGAAAGAACACCGCGAAGAAATGGAAGTGAGGGCAGACTGATGGCAAAGTATAATGGTTACACAAGCTGGAACGCTTGGAATGTTTCGCTTTGGATTAACAACGATTATGACATGTACATGACAGCGAGAGACACTGTGCAGCGTCTAGGCTATGTGCGCGGCCTTAAACAGCTTGTTATAATGTGGGGAGGGCAACGCACTCCCGATGGTGCAATATTCAACCGCACTGGCATCAAGCAAGCTATAGAGGAAATCGTCTAATGGACAGGCTTGAAATATTCAACAATGCGCTATTCCTTCTAATCATGGGCCTATTGATTTGGGGACTCATGGGTAGAGAGGCGTGGCTATGGCAAGTGTTCAAGTGGGCAATCAATACCTTTGGAGGGTAGGAAAATGAGAGAAATAGAGAAAAATCGCAAGATAGCTGAGAAATTAAATAGTCGAGTTTTTCTTAAACCAGAAGAACAGCAAGCCGCCTTTGAGGCTCTGCAAAACATTTACGATGGACTCAAAGGGCGCATCACAATGGGTATCTTGATAGACACCAACACTGATTGGCTTGAAATTCCAGATGACTTCATGGATGTAACCGAGGCTTTTCGCCCGGTATTTAGTGCCAACAAATATTGGTCTGAAGATTTTGAGTGGATTTTAGAGCTGCAAGAAATGCACAGAAACATCGCATCAAAGAAACCAAGAAAAAAGGCGGCGGCCTAACGGCCCCGCCACAAACAAAAGGAGATAGAACGATGAATGTAACAGTGAACATCGACAAGATTGATAAGGCCAGAGTTTCTGGATATGCGGAATTCTGGTTTGAGGCAACGCTGTCCTACGGCTCTATTCACAAATCGCCCAAAAAGGTCGTCGGGGTTCGCTCTCGTACACCACACGGTGATGCAAGCGTTTTCCGCTACTACGTCAGCCGTCGTGAAATCAAAGTCGAACCGCTGGTTGACCTTATTAACGAAGCACTCGACAAGGCGGCGGCCTAACGGCCCCGCCACAACACAGGGAGAAAAAAATAAGCAACATTATTAACGTGACACCTGAAAATGCCAGCATCGGAATTATCTGGGTCTGTCTGAACTCAGTGGATTTCACCGGAAACTATGAGGCCGAGAAAGAACATCGGCGGCTGTTACTGCTGTACCGCCGCAAGCTGGCAAAGATCGAGGGCGTTGAGCCGAAACAGATCCGCAGCGAGATGATTGAAGTATATAATGCCGTCAACAAGGCTCGTGGAAAGAAGCATGCTCGCAGCGCGACAATGGCTAGCACCTAACAACCCTACCCATTGACGGCTAGGTGCCGTCAGTGGGCCTTAAAACGCCAGCAATGGCATGAGAAAGGATCGAACAATGTTTGTAACGGATGAAAAGATATCTGAAGTAGCTGAAGATTTGATGCCTATTTTTCGGCATGGCGACCTGCATAGTCAAACGCGATTAGGAAAGGTTGCCATTCATGCAAAGGAAGCTTTGCAAGATCATGGGCTGCCCACTAGGTCTAGCCTTTGTTTTGTAGTTGCTAAGGTTGCAATGATGTTTTGGCGAGAGGAAATATTGAAAGTAAAGCAGGAAATAGGAAGTATCGAACAATGAGCAAGAAGGCTTGGCATATAAGCTACATATCCGCGATGGTCGGACCATGCGCAGCGACTACCGATTGCGGCATGATGGCCTGGGGTGATGGTGATTATTCAGTAAGGTTGCTGGATATGGGCAACGATGGCGAAAGACTATTGTTGCACATAGACCCAGAACATACAGACGAGTTGAAGATATATCAGTTGATAGGCTACGCAGTACACCAAAACCTGCCCTATTCAATTACAGAGTGGGCAGAGTTCATGGAGGATGAAGAGCAAGAAATAGGCAATGCCTAACAGAGAAAGGGCCGCGTCGGGGGCATCCGGCGCGACCCATATGACTAGAAAAGGATCAACAAAACCAGCCATGACAGAGAGGGTAACATGACGGCAAAAGAGTTCAAAGCAGAAAGGAAACGCCTTGGCTTAACAATGGTGGCTATGGCTAATCATATTGGAGTTAGTCAACAGGCTATATGGTACTACGAAACTGGCAAAAGATCAGTGCCAAAACCTGTTAAGCTGCTACTAGAGTCTAGGCGTGTGTATGAAAAGCTAACAGAGAAAGAGAGAGGGGCATAAGCCCCTCTAAGTTAAGGGAGGAATTATGAAGAGAGAGGGGAAAATGTTTCAAAAAACCCCTCTCTCAATTTGCGATACCTATTTGGAAAAACACCGCAACTACAATGTTATAACACAATGTCTACACTTACAATGTAGACACTTTTTTTATTTAAAAATAATTAAATGATACGTTGTTACAACTACACTTTGCTAGCATGTGTTAACACTGTGTGTCTGTAAACAATGTTTCAAATATCATGAATTTTGTTGACAGTCTACCCCGTTGGCTCAATTTTTTCTCTAACAATGTAGAACCATGTTTGTAGAGAAACGATTACAGTGGCATCTGTATCGGTAAATTCTGGGTTAACATGAGAGAGAAACAGGCGGCACCAAACATCTTGCCTATCGTATTTGTAGATCAGCACTGGCATCAGATCACCTGCTGAGTCTACAGCTTGCCTCCACCACGCATCAGCACCGCCCACAGGACCACTGGCGTACCTCTTACACTCTACTGACCATTGCGGAATGTAAATATCACAGCCACCCTTGGTTTGGTATTGAGAGAGGTTGCGGCGCACGTTTGCATAACCCAAGTGGTCTTTGATTTCGTTGACACACCAACGCTCGAAAGAAAAACCTTTTTCTCTACTTTTCCTGCTCATGCCGTCCATATACCATTTTGCAAGTTGGGCATTGTAGTCTTCCGTCTAAAAAGGTTTTACAGCATACACACATGTCTGCTGCCTCTAGCCTAGCAAACCTACCGTCGCCAGCCTCATATTCTTTAACCTTGCCCAAACCGTCACAGTCGTTACAGTGGTCTTGCACAACCTCGTCAGCCTCAAACCAACAACGCCGACGCACCCAACCGGAACCGTCACAAGTCTTGCATTTGCTCTCTGAAAAAATCATTGGGTGCAACCTCTCCATCTGTAGCCACAAATATCTTGCCCATAGTTTGTGGGCTTGGACGCCTACTGCCTGACAACAGACGGTTGATAGCCGCCCGACTCATGCCAGCACGCCGCGCCAGCTTGGCCTGTGATATGTTATTTTTTTCTAAATATTCTAACAAAGTCATATTTTCTTGTATCACACTGTTGACACGCTGGCAACAACTATGGTTATGTATGTTGACGATACACAGAGAGAGACAGGATATGTCACAGACATCAGAGTATAGAAAACCGTTTGGTGCAAAACATGACAGCGCATCAGGCGGGACACAGGAAAAGTGGGAATACATACTAAAGATGTACGCTAGACACCTTGGCGTGTCCTTTCCAATGGCAGCTAGACCTTGGTGTGGCATCTGCGTTGAACATGGTGCATCAAGAGTTATCCTCGATGGTCAAGAGCTTCTATCAGCTACACAGGAGGCCATGACCAAGTACAGAGATTACAGGCCGCGTGACTGGGATGATGGCAAAGACAGAGAAGAGTTTGAGGCCTTCCAAGAATATATGCCTGACATGATATTGTTTGCAGTCAACGCGCTACAAAAGTTTTTCCAACAGGCCAACAGAGTGGAGGGCAACAAGCAAGAATGGCACAAGGAACCTAAGATAGATGTGCCTATATTGTTATACCGTGACTTCTTTGGTGCTGGCCTACAGATTGATCTGAAATGTAAGCCACCAGTGCGTAACCCACCCAAAAAAGATGGCACAAGAACTTGGCGCGTACCAAAGCCAGAGATAACCCCGACATGGCAACAGATTATGCAGCAGTCTGTGTATTGGAAAGCCAGTGGTGAGCCGCCAGCGTTGCTGTATGTGTCAGCGGCAGGCTATCACATAGCAACAGCAGAAAACTGTGAGCAGCTTTCAGAGCAAAACTTAGAGCGTGCATACCAAGAAGTCGTGCGCAGTTGGCTCATATCACAGAATTTACTCAAGGCGGCACGCGGTAACTGGCACGACTTAGCCGGTTTGGTCCAGCCAGATTTTAATGAGATAGCAAGACGTCATGGACCTTCTATTGTAGACGTAGCTAAAAATTTATGGAGTTTCTAAATGTCAAACAATGAAGATGAAGATATTTCTGCAACGATGGGTACTAAAACAAAAAACCCTCCTGGATATGCATACTATCAGACTTTTTCAGTGGTTTTAGATGTGACGTACAGAAAAACTTACCAGCAAGTGCGTGCGATGAACGAAGATCATGCGCTGGTTGTTGCTGAGAAACGTGTCAAACAACACCATTTATCGCAAAAAAACCACGGAAACAAGTTTGTGAGCGCAAAGGGTATCAAAGCAAAAAGGATCAAAGATGACTAAAGACGGATGTTACATAGCGTATGGACGGCCAGCTTACAAAATGGCAAGGCGAAATGACCCAAGCACAAGCCATGATGCCGCAGAACAAATGGATGCAACAGCTATGGAGTCTATTGTAGCTGATGCAATATGGGAGATCGGTGCAGCAGGTGCGATTGCTGATGATGTCTGCAATGCCCTGCCGCAGCATGCTTATAACAGCATCACGCCACGTTTCAAGCCACTAAAAGAAAAAGGCATCGTCATCGTAGATGGCACGCGCCGCAAGGCGAAGTCAGGGCGTGGGCAGATGGTTATGTGGCACAAGGAATTTTACAATGGACAAGGATGAAATCAGGGCAATAGTAGATGACCTTTTGAACGAAAGGGATCTGCGCATGGATGACCTCTTTAACCAGTTGCAGCTAGTGACGAAGGATTTAGAATTGGTGAAACGTATAGTGGAGGCAGAGAATGAACAACCTCAATAAAACTATGGATGCCATAAATGAGTTAAACAAAACTCATGGTGTTAAGCAGCGTGGCGGCAAAATGTACACCCAAGTTGTGCATCGTATGGAGGCTTTTCGCAGACATCATGGCACAGAGTACGGCGTTGATACTCAGATACTTGTGGATGATGGGCAGCGTGTGGTTATTAAGGCTATCATTATGAACAATGATGGTCTTACCGTAGGCTCTGGCATGGCAGAGGAGATCAGAGGACAGGGCCATGTAAACACGACAAGTGCGCTGGAAAACGCTGAGACATCAGCAGTAGGACGCGCACTGGCAAGCCTTGGCCTTGCTGGTGGTGAGTACGCATCTGCAAATGAAATGGATGCCGTGAGCCGTAAGTCAGATGCCATTGAGTCAAACAAACCAGAGCCTGTTGCGGTTGTGAAAAAGCCTTTGACAAAAGAAGAAGCGGAGTGGCTTGCACACAACGAGTCAACGCTGGGTGAGTACACCCTTGATAGCCTTGATAACTTTCTAAAAAATAATCACACAAAGGCACTGATGAAAAGCATCAAAGACAAAGATGTTGAGGCATACAACGAATTTAGAACACTGTGTGTTGAAAAAAGAAACGAGCTAAAGGAGCAAGCAAATGGCTAGAAGATGGCTACCAGTTATGACAGTGAAACTGTTTACCTACAACGGCAATGGATCGGCTACACATAGCAACTCTAAATTTAGGCCGCACATCGGCAAACCAGCACAACCTGGCACGGTAACATTTTCTCCAGATAAGCTGTATGATGTGCAACTTTTTGAGAATGACGATGGCACAAGAGCCGTGCGTTTCCAGGAGATTATAGAGTACCAAGCAGATGACAACATTGCTGATGATATTTCGCAGCCAGCATTGAAACCTGTTGGGCAAGTCGTGCAGATGAAGCACGCAGACAAGGGAGATATCGACGATGACATCCCCTTCTAATCGCCTTTTAAGCCCCAGGGAGGTGGCTTTAGAGATTTTTGGTAGTGATACCCGCCCAAAGGTACAAAGGGTGCGTGAGCTTATCCAAAGGGGCGATATAGAGGCAAAGAAGCTGGGCGGTATGTATTATGTACCCAAAACAGAGATAGACAGGCTGCTCAGTGCCGAAAAAAACTAAAACAAAAATACGACACGCGCCCTCTGGTCAGACAGTCACATGTGATCTTTGTGGAGAAACACATGGGCTGATGACCGGAACGTGGGTGATAAACGGAGAGGGAGATCTTTTGTGCTATGGCTATGGAAAAAATTGTGTCGCTACAAGAGTCGCGCAGTCTGAAAGACGCGCGGATAGTAGCACCTGATTACTATGCTGCTTTGATATTGATTGGCTGGGGTCCGTACAGAATACTAGAAGAGCATGGGTTCAAACCGCAAAAAGCAAAACACATTATCCCACTAAATGGTGAGATAAGTGGTGGCTATCTTACAGAACCATACGTTATAGAATGTTTGGCTCAGTATTTGGCGGCTGGCGGTGAGCCTATGCCATGCGTTTCTTAGGCTTCTTCCCTGCCTTTTTCATGGCGATAGCTGTTGCTGCTTGCTTCTTCATCTTGGCAGACTTTGGTGGGCGTCCTCTCTTGGACCCGTAAGTTCCTTTTCCCATCGGCATTATGCTTTTCCTTTCTTGGCTTTGTTGCGTTTGGAGATTGCTGCCGCCTTCTTCCTTGCGTCAGCCTTGCTGCTTGCACCCCATGCGCGGAGTGACAGTAGTAAGCGCGTTGGTTTGCCATTCTTTCTCTCTGGTCCCCTCATGTTACCCATGCGTGCTAGGAAACTAGCCCTGCGTGGATTGTCACCAGACTTTATAGGGCGTTTCAAGTTTGCGCCCGTGGTTCTCTTGAAAAAGTCTCTGCCCTTCTGATTCAAGCCACCTTTTGGATTTTGAAATCTTTTAGCTACCATCAATCAAACCGTGTCTGTATCCGTTCTTTCTGTCGTAAGTAAGAACTTCTTTGCGTGGATCGGGAGCGTAGCTGCAATGAATCCATCCCGTGTTACCGCCAGTATAACATTCAAGTATAAGTTGATCGAACTCTAAGTTGTCTGCAATCCATTTGGCAACAACCATGTTTGACACACCAGATACCTCAAAGTCAGCAGCCTCACCTTTTGTATGCTGAGACTTCATTGAGCTACCAATCACAACACACAACTCTGGGCAACGGTATCCAGACGTAACTGTTACAGGGCCAAACTCATCACGCACTGGTTGCAAAATCTTGTCACACAGATCAATAATATTATCTATCGTGTCTTGATCTGGCTCATTAGGGATACCCTTACGCTCTGCTGTTTGGCTTTTGGTAAGCTCACGCAGTGTAAAGTTTTGTGACAGTCTCATGCACGCGCTTTCTTTTTCTTGCCGTTGTTGCCACGCAGTTTGGCAAAGTCAGCACCAGTAATCTTGTTGCGTGGTGCAGCTACCCTTGCAAGTTTCTTTTGCTTTGGTGACAGTTTCTTTCCTGGCATCACCTTCTCCTTTTGCCGTTCTTCTTCAACAAACTTTCAAGCATCTTTGCTTGTCCTGCGTGTGCCTTAGATGCACCGCGTAACTTCTTGGCAACCTTCTTGACCTTTGCCTTTGCAGTTTTCTTCATCATTTCTTTTTCGCCTTTTTCTTACGCAGTAAATCTGCATCTGCCTTGCGTGCTCCACCCTTGCCCGTGGCAAACGAACGAACGCGCCCAGCCGCCCACTGATGCGCAGAAACACGCGGTCTACTGCCCTGAGAATAGTAAGCTCCCAATCCTCTGGAATACACTTTACTGAGCGTTGACTTTGATATGCCTGATGACTTGGAGTATTTGGCTATGACTGCTGCTTTACTCATCCGCGACTCCTCTCCCTGCTAATTCTGTCCATCATAGCTTTGGTGAGCTTACCTTGTTTGTAAAGTTTTTTTGTGCGTTTGATCTCTGCTTCTCTTGCCGATGGATTCTTGGCACCGCGCACGTACTTCTTTGGCACACCGCCCTTTGTCTTTGGCACCTTTGAAAACTTTCTAGCCATTACTTTTTGCCTCCAAAAAACTTTGTTGCGGCCCTCGTACCAAAGCTGGCACTTACAATTATGCCAAGAGTGTATCTGTAGTAGTCTGGCATAGCGTTCAAAGCAGTAAATCCCTCAGATACAATGTTGCGTCCCCACTCTCCACAAAAGGCTAACACAAGAGGCACAGAGAACAAAATCGTAAGCCACTCGTCTTTCCAGCTATGCTTGCTGCCCTCAGCCATAGTCAGATCCCAATCAATCTCACCCGTGGCCTTCTTTTCCATAATAGTCGCTTCAGCCTTTGCCTTTGCGACTTTCGATGCAGCTTCAGCTTTCTTTGTTTCAACCTTGCCTTCAAGCCAAGTACCTGCCAATGAAGATATTGGACCCAATAAAGCCTGTAACATCAGTGCCTCTCCGAGTTTAACCAGACTGCTAGGCTGCCTGTCATTGCACCAGTCACGACACTTATAAGACTAGCTTGTTGTGTGGTAAGATCAGGCTGTGACAATGCCCATTCTATGCAGCGGATGTAAACACCTGTCATTACTAAGATACAAAAACGCGGCAGTATCTTTAGCTCAAGCATCTTCCTTGCAACATCTTCTACTGTCATTTCTGACTCTCCCTAATCGCTTTCATGGTTTCACGCATTGATGGTGGGCGCGGCGCATCCCTCACAAAATCACACAAAAATTCACGCGGGAACCATTCATCTAGCCGAAAGTTAATGGTTTCTTGAATATTGTACGCGCCACGGTACACGCACCACCTCTGATCTTCAATCTTTTCACAACCTACCAAGCGACAAACAACATGCTCTGGTTCTGCCCTAGCGGTGTGCGCCTTCAGTAACATTACAAATGCAATCAAAACAGAAAAGCCAATGAGACCCATAACAATCCAAGCGATAATCTCTACAAACTTGCGTCTGCGTTGCCTTTGAATATACAAAGTTTCCTGACGCTGTTTCCTGATCTTACCTTCCATAGCAATAAGCTCGTCCCACTTGGACTTGCCGTACATCATACCTATGAAATTTTTTAAGTCGGTTCGTTGCTGTTCTGCGTTTCGCTTGGCAGCAAACGTCTCCATAGCCTCTTGCTCAACAGACTTGCCAGCAAACAGTTTCTTAAATATGGGGGGGTTCTTTGCTTCGCGTTCAAGCATATCTAGGTCGCTCAAAGCACCCATCCATCTGCCAAGATCAGATGCCATGCTTTCTATATCACGCCCTATCTGTATGCCTTTTTTAACGGCGTTGAAAGCGGCAGTGGCAGTAGCCATAACGGTAACTGGATCCATCAGTACACCTTTGTTTCTTCAGTTACCAAGACTGGCAAACAATAAGCTGTGATTGTGTTTCCTTGCTTGTGCAGTTGTTGTGCAAAGTACACGCAGTCATCGACAGAGCGAAAATACATATCATTACTTTTAAGGCGTTTGTCCTCACCAATGCCCACAAATACAAACAACAAAAAGGCATGAATCATCCATTTACTATTATTCCTAAAAGTAGAATGATAGTCGTTCCAGCGGTGCCAATCATAATGTGTTCAATGCGTTTGATGCGCAGGATAGTTTCCTTCCAGCGTTCTGCGCAAACAGCTTCATGGGTGTCTATCTGGGCCTGTACAGATGCGGCTGTAGGCTTGCTCATTAGGCGTATGGGCTAGTGCCAAGCACACTTGTATCCCAAGCTGCTTTAAGTTTTGCAATCGTGTCTGCAGTGCTGATTGCAGATGCGGCTGGAGCATCTCGCAGTGCCTTCTTTTTGTTTACAGAAGCAGTTTTGGCAGACGCATCGTCAGCCTCAAGTGCCTTCATATACACCACATCCTCTGCTTCAAGCAGTGGCGCACGCACTTCACGGATCTTGTCTTGAAAGATTTTTTTAGCGGCGGTCATATCCTCAGAGATAACGTTGCCAGATAGCGTCCATGCGTTACGAAAGTGACGATCCGATGGAACGGTAGCGGCTGAGGCATCAATCGAGTTGCCGTCCTTATCTACAATAATAGTTGTTGCCATGATAATCTCCTTATGCGGCTACTTCATCAGTGGCTAGGTCTTCGCTAATCTTCCAAGCATTGCGCCACTCACGAGTTGCTGGAAGCTGTTCCTTACGGCATATCACCATCTTTGGCTTGTTGCCGCTATTGTAGTCAAGCCACACAGACTGTGGCACATCCTTCATAATCAAATACTCAATGGCTTGCTCTTCGGTCATCGCCTCGACAGGCTTGGTGTTGTGAAGCAAATAACCACGGGTGTGCTTGATGAATCCGGGTTCTGCCTCGTCCTTGGCAAGCTCCCAGTAAGCCTCGACAGGCGGTAGGATACCCCCCTGTAGCGCACAGGCCATCCAATTAGGGTCAGGAACCAATATCTTAGCGCACTCGTCTACGCTGTCCTCGTACACTACACGATAGTCAGACTGATGCGGCTCTAGGGTTTCTTTGGCCCAGCAGAGCCTATCCCATAAGTGTGTGCCTTGAAACTCTGGTGTATGTGTCATGCGAGGTCTCCATGCCACTTAACCATTGTCTGTTCACAATCTATTAACGTACCATTGTGTTGCATCGCTAACATTTTTGCATCAGAAGTAGTTGTTTCACTTGTTTCTGTAACACTATCTTCTAAACAAACAAACATTGTAGTATTACACATGCCTGAACAAAAATAATTTACGTTTGAAAAAACATTTGTATAAGCTGGGGTAAAAGTTCCCGTTGTATCGTCAGAAACACTTGAAATATTTAAACTGTTGTCTGTAGTGGGTCCAGTTTGATTGTAGTTTAAAAGACCTTTTGCACTTCCCCCTGCAACAAAGCTGGTGGCAATGCTGTTGTTTCCGCTCGCATCTTTGAGGGTGTTTACTCTAAGTTCACTAGCCATTATGCAAGTTCCCCATGATTCATTTTATGCACTCTTGCACAGTCTTTAACAGCGCAATCACTAGCCAAGCTGCATATAACTTTTCCGCTTGATGCTGCTTGAGCCTGTAGTGTACCTATTCTACAAAAGTTAGAACTGTTATTTTCATCAGCAGACATAAACGAAACATATTTATCTGCACTACTAAACGCGTTTGTATAATTTACAGCATACTCACCAGTGCCATTGTCTGTAAGGCTTGCAGAGTTGATGCTATCTAAAATTGCGTTGCTAGTGCCGTTGAATATGCACCACATTTTTGCAAGACCCTCTTGAAGAACTCCTGTTTCACTACCTTCAAGAGTGACGTTGATTGCGCCAGCCGTGGTTACTCCTGTGATTGTATCTACTTTGAGTTGGCTTGCCATTATGCTAAGTCTCCGTGAATTGCAAGAGCCGTATCCGTATCAGAATCAGATAAAGAGCCACTGGATGCCGTGAAAGTTCTTGTGATAAAAGCACTAGCAGAAGCGTCATCCACGGCAGTTCCTCTGTTAAAACTACCATCGTGATTTGTAATATTAGGCACAGCAGCTTTCGCAGCAGAAAAAGCACTGCTGGCATTTACTGTGTTTAAGCCAGTTCCACCATCAGCAACGCTGCTTACGTTAAAACTTGCGGCAGCATTATTTGTTCCATCAAGTTTTGTGTTTGCCGTGAGTTTTGCTGCGGTTTGTTTCAAAAACGTAGTTGGGCCACTACCAGCCTTGTCAGCAATAGTATCTACATTTAATTGACTACTCATACGATGCTCCAATATCCGTTAACAGTGACGGTAGCAGTGGTTTCAACTGTTATTGGTCCAGCAGACATTCCGCTGTTTGTTGCGTCGATAGTAAGGCTTTGCACTACGCTTTGCTCATTCTGCCTTATGACAGACTCATAACTTGTTTGCCGCCCATCCTTACCTATAAAAGAATCCTTGCTCATCAGGTTATCTCCATAATGCTCAAAGTTACTGAAACCTTGTCTGCCACAGAGCAATCTATTTGCAACTTATCAGTTGTTTCAAGCACCACCTTGCCACTTATAGGCACTTCCATTGCCGCGCCAACTGGGATTGGCATAGACTTAATCAAAAACGTGGTTGTGTTTGTTGCAGCCCTGCCACCACCAGAGGTGTCTGAAACCAACTTCACCGAGGCTGTAACCTGCGCTGTATGAATGTTTGCCAAAATCAACCCTATGACCACCGTGGTCGTCGAACTTGGCGTGGTGTATAAATCTTCTGGCGTCCCAGAGGATGCTGGCATCACGTCATGCGATACTACTTTGAATGTATTTGCCATTTGTTACCCCTATCCTAACGCAATCGCAAGTGCTGTGGCGTCAGCTTGCGCGATTGCTTGTGTGGTAGCACCAATGTCAGACAACAACTCAGATGCCGATCTGCCCTCTATCTTAGTACCATTTACCCTCAAAAAGTCATCATCCGCAACCCCTGCTGCTGCTTGCAAGATGTTGTCCTCTGAGATTCCTGTTGTAAGTGATGCCGCTGAACTAGCCGCAGATGTGGCAGAATTAGCCGCCGCTGTCGCTGATGACGCCGCTGCTGTCGCTGACGATGAAGCATTAGACGCTTGTGTTGAGGCTGTAGAGGCAGAAGATGAGGCATTTGATGCCTGTGTACTTGCCGTTGACGCGCTTGAACTCGCATTTGACGCCTGAGTCGAGGCAGTAGATGCGCTTGATGCCGCTGCCGTAGCAGATGATGCCGCTGCTGACGCGCTTGTCGTAGCAGATGCAGCATCTACAATCAAATCATACTTAGCACTATTAGCATTGGTTGTTAGCGGCTGTGAGCCAGAGCTTGTGTGTGCCTCGTTAACAATGAAAATGTTATTGGTGCTAGTGTCTTTGACTAAATCACGCACTGCGTATGATGTGCTTGCAGCCCAATCACCTCTAAATGTACCAATCTCTTGCGTTACAGCCAACTCTCCGCTGCTGTCAAAAGCAAATATCTTGTTGGCGCGGTTTGCTGCCGTGACTGTAAACTCAGTCGATGTCATGGTGTTTGTGCGAGATAGCTTAATCGCTCTATCAAGCTCGTCCTGCTGGTCTTGTGTCATAAGCGTTAGCTTATCAAGCGCGTCCTCATGTGAGGCGGCAGGAAACGGATCATTTGGAGTGTAGTCTGTGGCCTGTGTCTGCGCAGTCTGGCGTAGCAGCACCACTGTTTGCGCTGATGATGGCGCACTGCCAAACACCACATTGCCACCACTTGCACTGCCAACACCCGTTACGGTGTAGTGCGTTGTTTTGCTTTGCACAGACTCTGTGCCAGTTGCTGTGGTGCGCAGGATGACAGTAATATCATCATCATCAAATATCTTAAAGGAGTAAGCAAAGGTGGTAGTAGAGCCATCCCCTGTATAGCTATTCCTTTTGGTTGTGCTGCTAACTGTCATTTTTCGCTCCTTGCACCTTTATACGCGATTTTGGCCTTATCGTACATACTGTGATGGTGGAAAGTAAAACTCTTGCCCTGTGTCCTTCTTCATGCGCCTTTCCATACGCTTGAAGTAGCCTGGATTTGCAAACTCTGTAAGCTCATACATGAACAAGTAGTCTAACGCCAACTTCGCATAGAACAAATTTGCGCCAGGAATGTTGCGCATAGCTAACCTTACTGTTTCTGCTGCCGCATCGTCACCACTGCGAAACTTGCCGTAAATTGTTAACACATCTGCCGCCGTGCCAAAGGTAGGGCCAGCAAGAGTTTCAAGTGGCCCCTGACCATATCTGTTAAACTCACCAAATATGAAGTCTCCATAAATTCCTGCGCCGCCACCTTGTGTAAACGCACGGAACAACAACTCTTTATTTAAAGTATAATCATCACCAAAAACCTCCGCAGGTTCTTTGCCTTTTAAGATGTCTTTTAATGTAACCGACATATATCCCATCATGGTTGAGCCAACCATCATCTTTGCAACGCCATAATATCCAGATGAGGCTTTTTGCCTACTCAAGCCTTTTGTGACATAGGTGATTGGAAAGCCTTTAAGCTGCATAATCATTCGTATTGCTTCACCCATAACTGTACCACGTGGCAACCCTTGGTTCATAAGAGCACGCTCTCTTGCGCCTGGGGTCGGGATAGCCGTGTCTGCGCTATCTGCGTAGTAAGCTGATATTTTACTGCGTAGGTCATCACGAAACTGTTGGCGCATCTTGTCTGTTATATCAAGCTGCCCTGTGCGTTGCGCGATCAACGGGTCTATCTTTGCAGCAGAGATTTCATCAGCGATATCAGGCACTAGATACTTGCGTCCATCAGCCGCCTTCATGTCCATGCCACGGAACAAAGACCACTCTGCCTCATTTATATCATAAAGACTAAGCAACCTGCGTGTTTCTGGTGGTATCGCGTTGTAGGATCTGTTGCTGTAGTTAGCAAGGTCAGCAGACAACATACGCGCAATGCCAACCTTTTGTGTGCTGTTCCACCATTGCATGCCGTTCAGCTTAAAATACAACTGATGTGCCTTAGAGATCATTCCAGGACCGCTATCATTTGCACCAAATCTAGCGTGAACGTCTGCTAACTCGTTTTCAACACCAACACTTAGCAGGTATGCCAACTCTTTTTGCTCTTTGCTGTTGAACAAACGAAATGTATCACGCAAAGCAGAGGCATAAGCACCAAAAATGTTCCGTTCTGTGTTTGCGTTTATAAACGCTGCCTTGGTTGCAATGTCTGAAAACGATGAAATGGTAGCAAATCCTAGCTTTGCCATTGATTGCAACATACGAAACCCAGCAGCTATGCCAGCGTAAGTAACCGTTGTATTCAGTATGGGCTGGGTTGCGCCTAGTGCGCGGGTTGTTCCATCCAACTCTGCAAACTGGTTTCTCAAGCGCCCTTCTTTTATGGGCTTTGCAACGCCCTTTGGCTTTATTTCTGTAATTATTCTGTCAAACATGGCTTTTGGGTTTGTGCCAAAAGTTTCAAGCAAACCTATGGCCTGCGCATCATGAGAGATGCCTTGGTACACGGCCTCAGAAAGTTTCATGCGGCTAAATCTGTTTGCGTATGCCAGCGCAGACTTGCCATTTTTAAAGTGGATTATGCGCTGCGCACTTAGGCGTTTGGCAAGGTTTACTGGCCCCTTAAACTCTGGCTGCGCACCGCCCATACCGCCCACACCGTCAGCCTTCATATGGTTGCCGCTAACAAGGTTGTCATACATAGAGCCAAGAAACTCAACTTCAGTCATATCGTCTGGCTTGTTAGCCATAGTTTTTTCTATGTCCATGTTTTCAGACACAAAAGTAATCCACGCTTGTTTATCTTCTTCTGTGCCTTTGCCGCGTATCAACAATGGGTCATGGTGCTGGCGTACAACATAGTTCTCAAGCTCACCAATGTTTGCACCGTTCCTGTTCTTGCGATCTAACAGACGCTTCTGCACTTTTTTTATTGCGTTAGCAATAAGCATGGCCTCTTCGCGTGCTGGCCCAATATCAAACAACGCTTGATAAATCTCTTCGTCCAGCTCATTTGATCTAAAAGTATCCAGCAAATCATGCCTTTTCAACTCTGCTACCAATGCGCCCGTGTTGTCTAAAAATATACTACGCTGCTTGGCGTCAATGCTATACAGACTGCGCCTTGCATCGCCAACAAGGATAGCAGACAACGCTTTACCAGGATCATTAGGCTCCTGACGCAATGCAGTCATCACCGTTGCGTATGCGCGTGCATTGATGAGACGGTTGCGCTTTTGTATAGCAGACTCAATCCTTGCTCTTTTGGCTAATTCTTTTGCCTCTTCAATGAGTTCCCCAAGCTCACTGTCACCGTACACACCGCCACGGCGATCAATCTTGTCTTGCATGATTTTGAGGATTGCATCTATCTCGTCCTGCGCGACAGCTATATCTTTGTCTTGCGCAATCTTGCGTAGCTCTGCACTACAGATCTTAATGCTCATCCTACGCTCCTGCCATTTCTGTTTACACAGACTGCGGCTGTTCTAGCAGCTTCATCCATATATTCATCTGCGCGGCGTAAAGCCTCATCTGCTATACGAATGTCCTCATCTATATCAGCAGGTATAGTAACATCAGCACGCAATATTTCTAAATCCTGTTCAAGCAATGCTATCTCATCGACAGTATCTTGAAACTCTTGGATTGTTAGATCCATGCCAGCAGCGTCCATCTCGTCAAGTTTCGGCTTCTGGTCTGCATCAACACCGAGGTTGTAATCTTGAATACGCGCCTCATTCTGGGCATTTAAAGACTCTTGCTGGGTAAGCGGTGAGCCTTCAAGAGACTGCGGCTCCACATCACGTTGCTCTAAGCCAGATACGGCATTTTGGTTGTATTCAAGCAACTCAGTTTCTGCAATTACGCGATCAAGCTCTGTTTCGCTCAAGCCTGTTGGGTCAATCCCACGCCTATCCAAAAACTCTTGAAGATCTTGTGCGGCTTGAAAGGCATCTACAGCATCTTGCTCTGCTGCTGAATATTGTTTGTTTCCAGCCTTGTCCTCTCGCACGGCATTGATGAAGTCGTTTATATCAATCTCATCAGGCACACCCTCAATCTCTGCTGGGAAGTAACCATCTTCTCTAGCGGCTGTAAGCATGTCATCAACAGAACGCCCACCCTTTGCTGCGCTTACATAAAACTTACCAGCCTTTGCCGCTGGGATAGCTTCTTTCAAGTCAGCGGCACCTGTGCTGTTAGGATCTATGCCGCCCTTTGCCCTGATGTATTGTATCAGTGTCTTTGGTTCCGCAACACGCAACTGTGGTGGACGCGCCTTACCTTTACGCCTTGCCTCTGCTGGAGGCTCGTCACCGCGCAAAACCGTCTCTTCTATAATATCACCAGTCTTAGGGTCAAACCTACGCTCTACGCCCCTCACAGAGCGATCTTGGGCTAAACGATCGTTTGCCCTAGCAATAATGTCTGCGTCTTTTGCTGCTTCTTGTTGATCGACAATAGACCGAACATTTATTTCTTGATCCGACAACGCTTGCCCAAGTGATCTGGCTTGCGCCTCTATTCTCACCTCCGCGTTCAAACGCTCTATCCTGTCAGATATTTTGCCGAATCCAACGTGCAAGCCACCGCCAAGTACTGATCCGAATGTGACGTTTAGAAAGCTGTCCATGAGGCCGTAGTCAGCATCTTGCTCTAAGTACGCCTGACCGATGACAAGTGGCTCCAGCACAGTTGCGCCAACCGCACCATCTATCGCGCCAGCCATCAATCTGCTGCCAGTCTTGCCAAAACGTGCTGCCATAGTAGCCATACGCGCCTGACCTATAGCTGGGATGAAGGCTGATGCCACGTTGAGAGGGTCAAGCAAGGAACCAGCCAGCATTGTGCCAAACTGTGCCGCACCTAGCCCAAAGCCACCGCGTGATCTGTTTAGGGTAAACCTAAAGTTCTCACGCCTGTCGTGACGCTCCGAAAGCAGGTTTGCCAAACCCTCTGTAATCCCATCCTCACCTACCTCGATGCCTTCGCGAAAGTATTGACTGTCACGAAACTCATCAGAAGAAAGCACCCGACCATTCGCACCTGGACCTAAGTACTGGTCAAACGTGCGGTTCAATGCGCTTAGAGGGTTATAGTACAAGGTTTCATCAAGCGTTGCGCCAAGCACATCAAGAGTGCCAGCCTTTGACACATCGAAATAGTTGTCAAAAGCGTTTTGATCGTATTTTTGCTCTGGTACAAAAAAATCTACCATTATTGAAGCAGCCTTCTGGCTATTTCGTTGCGCCGTGTTATTTTTTGCGCCGCCGTTCCTGTGGCTTGCTCTATTTCTGCAATCAAAGGCAGGATGTCAGAAAACCTTACAGTAACAAATGCCTGATCTGGTGAAATGGCTGTTGGGCCAGGGTCAATTCTTCTTGTAACCATGTTGCCAGTTTGGTCTACAAGGTATGCGCCCTTGTGATCTGAGGTTGTCACCCAATAACCCTGCGCTAAATCTTCTTTGTACTTTTGATTTACATCAACATTGCCACTTACGGGCGGTATGTTTGCAAAACCAACAATCATCTCTCTGGACTTTTCATCACTCACAAGGGAGTTCAAAACATTACCAATTTCTGCTGATGAGTTTTCAAGCCCCTTCAGCATACGCAGAGGCTTGCCGTTGACTTCAGTGAAAGAAAACTGGCTGTTGACAACATTATCAACCGCTCTTTCCACAGCTTTGGCTATGTCTGTCTCTCCAGTATTCATATAATATGCCGCTGTGTTCTGAATTAACGTGTTCATCGCTGTTACGTGAAGTGTGCGCGATCCTGTGGCTCCACGCGAAACAACACTGTCAGTGGTGCCTCCAATAATACTGCCAGAATATTCAGCGTTTTGCGCCATCACCTCTGCCATAATCTCTTTATAGGTAGTTGTGCCAATATTTGCTTTTAGCTCTTTAACAACATCAGGACGATTTGCCGCTTCAATATCAAACCCAGCTACGTTGCCTGGATTTGCAATCACCCAAGCATCAGCAAGGCTCAAAACACCTTGATTCATTAAGTTGCGCATGATACGCGACTCATTTTCAACGCCAAAATTGGTAATAAAAGCAATCCCAAGGTCAGATTTTTCCCTTGCCGTAAGCTCTGGATCTTTGAATTGAGACTGAAAAGCCTGTATTTCAGCATTTGATGCGATCCTTATATCAACATCAGCTATGCCCATCTGCTTCTGCAAAGATATAAGCTGGTCAATGCTAGCAGCATCCTGACCTTTAACTTGCAAATCATCCTGAATAAACTTTACAGGATCGTCTGTAATCTTGCTTTGACGCAATGCTAACATTTCTTCAAAACGATCACTTTTTATTCCCGCTATTCTTGCGCCTTCTGTTGTTGTTGCCTCTGCCTTTTCTTTTTGCAATGCAACACGCGCCGCTGCTATTTCAGATGGCGTGCCAAACTTTACACTAGAAAACAAAACGCCAGCATTGCGTGTGCCAGTCATGGCCTCATCAAACAACTGTCCTGGAACGGGGTTTTCGAGTTGAGATAGTTTCTTGGAAACACTGTCAATCAAAGGCTGCGCGTTTGGCGGGGTTCGCCCCTCATTAGCAACAAGGATTGTTTCAAGAGCGTCGGTATCTGCTCTAATTGATGCTGTTAATGTTTCATCTAAAACGGCTAGTTGTTGTTCTGCATTGCTTATTAGCGGCTCTGCTACATTACGCCCATAACCCGAAAACCGACCAGTAAGCGTTTTCGCTTCGCCTATGAAGGCATTTAATTCATTGCGGTCCATGCCAGCGATTGTAGGGTAAAGCGTATCTATCAACTTTTTGTTTGCATCGGCTTGTGATGTCTTAAATCCCTG